GTCCCAGGCGAATATAAAAAGAACACTGCTGCCAGTGTCCCTTCCATCAAAGTTCTTTCAGATAGTCAATGCGGCAATAGCCTTTTGCGCCTGTGCTGTCCACGCCAAGCAACCAAACAGAGCCGTCATGTGCTTTGCTGTAGTAGCCATAACAGGTGAAACGATCACCCTTCTTCAGCACTTTGATAATTGCTTTTGTGGTTCCTGCGCCTTTGCGCATGTTCAGGCCGGATGCTGTAACCGTGTATTTCTTTTTGACAGCGGATGTGTATTCCTTGGCAGGATCAATGTCGAACTTGTACGGCTCTTCAGGTTCTTTCTGCTGCACTTTCTCGACCACAGGTGTTGCAACCTTACTTCCGTTTAAAAGTGCCGCCACATCCTTTCTGAAGCCGTTCATCGTCAATCCTGCGCCGACTTTCTTCCACCAATGTTCGGGATCGCCATGATTTGAAGCATAGCCTTTTGCGTGTGCTTCTTTGTGCGACCAGATGTTGTTGGGGCTGATGTTGAATGCTTTGCACAGATGAGCATACAGTTTCACGGCATGTTCATATGTGTCTTTCGCATACCGTGCGCCCAGCGTCTGATCTTCGCAAATCTCAACCTGAATTGCAAAGCTGTTGCCGCTGCCCATACTTCCAGAGCCGCAGCCCCAAACTTGAAGTCCCCAAGGAGCAATCTGGTATGCTTCAATATCACCGTTTTTGTTCTTGCCAATGACAGCGTGAACAAGCGTGTCCTTGTTCGCGTTGTTCCATCCGTTGTTGTACTTGTTTTCACCCAACATCCCATCATCCGGTGTGACATAACGCTTCAGGTTGGGATTGTTTGCACCTGTGCTGTGAAGAATCAGATGCGTTGTTTTCATGCGCCGCTGGTTCTTTTTATAGCAAGGATTGTTGACCGCTATCTGCTGATAGAACGTCAAAAAGCCGTTGCCATTTACGGCTTTTCTAGCCATCAGGATTCACCGTCCTTGACTTCATCTTCCAAGATGATGTCAAATGCGTTGTTGATCTCTTCGGCAGTTCCCCTGATGCGTTCCACATCAATTTTGCCTTCTGCAATCAGATAGCTGACAATGGAAAACAGGGAAACAACCGCACCGGAAATGGTACTGACATCGCCCTGATCAACACCGAAGATGATGGCAAGACCGGAAATCACGCCGATGATTGCGGTCAGGATTTTCTTCTTGCCCTGTAAAAAGGTTTTCACTTCATTCATAACAATCACCCTTTCTATGTGTTGTTGTTATGTGTGCCAATGCCCACCACTGCGGAAATGATTTGGTTGGGATCGGCTCTTTCTCTCATGTCTTCCGGCAAGTCCTTCAGAAGCAGGATTGGCAGTTTGACAAGGTTCTCAGATTTTGCTTTCCAGTAGTACGCACCTGTCGAAATTGCAATCTGTGCGATCCATGCAGCTGTTGCAATCGACCACTCCGTAACGTTTCGGTCAAAGATAATCAAAATCACTTCAACAATCAGCATCACCGCAAGAATCTTGTAGTCCCTGTCCATCAGCTTCTTGCTGTATTCCGTCCTTCTCACATCGCCTTCACCCCCTTCAAGGAATAAAAAAAGCACACCGTTTCCAGTGTGCTTGGCTTATATTTGGGCATGAAAAAAGCACCATGCAATTTGCACAGTGCTTTTTATTCGTCTTCCAAGACCTCCAAGATCATCTGGTGTCTTGTGGCAATAATGTCGGCAACTTCGGTAAACGCAAGAAGTCTGCCGCGCTCAAAATCTGTCAGGTTTTTCTTGCCTTCAAGTTCAGCAAGACGTTCCTGGAAGGCATGAAGCATGTCTTCGATTTGAAGTTCATATTCAACAACCATTTCTTTATCGGTCATTTGTCCTGCCCCCTTTTGTCGATTTCGGCTTCTGCGTCTTTGATGTTCGTTTCAAAGTTCCGAAGTTCTTTCTTCCAATGGTTAATCAATCCGGCCTTGTGGTCATCGGCCTTCGAATCCCATTCCGCATCATACTTCTCAGGATTTGCAATCTTGGCCTTGTGAAGTTCTGCCTTCTCTGTCCAAGATGCAATCGACTTTCTGAGTTGTTTTGTATTTTGCTTTGAGATCGCCTTGTTTGCAAAAAACTGAAAGCCGATTTTTCTTGATTCTATTGTACCACTTTTTGAGAATTTTTCAATAGTTTTTACAGAATTTAGGTATTTTTTCTTATAATCTGCAAAGTCTTTTGTCTTATCAAGGCCGAAGAATTCAGCACGGTCTTTCAGCGTTTTCAGTTCGCTTTCATCCAATGCCCACCGTGCCCGTTGTAAGGATTGGCAGCGGCAATTGCAATCTTCCGCAGGATCACCGAAGTCACCTGGATACATGGCCTTCTTGCCACCAATTTCAAACGGTTCGTCAAGTTCTTTGATTTGACCATCAAGCCGTCTGTGCATCGGTCTTGTATCGCCGTCCATCGTAGCATCCCACATCTTCACAACGTCTGCGCCCTTGCTCTTGGCATGCTGCTGTGCGTTGTAGCACGATGCTTGCTGAATTCTGTGACTTTCCGTCCGGACAATGGTTTTTGCTCTGCTCAACGGGGCTTTCGTTGCATTCCGAAGGTTCCGTGCAATTTCATCGGTTGTCATGCCCTCGGCTATGCCCCGTGTAATCTCACTGGAAATCGACTTCCTCAGATGTCTCGTGTCAACACCCAAGGCATCATACAGGCCTTCGTTGATTTTGCTCTCTGTCTGAATGGCTCTGACAGCTTCGGCAGGATCGATGGGCATGATCAGTGGCACACCCTGTCCGTGCATGTCATAGACAGCACCGACAAATGCGTCCGTATAGCTTTCCGAAAGGAACTGCTGAATGGTTGTGAATTCATCCGAATGCAGCTTTTCCAGAATGGCTTCCGTCTGCTTCTTCAACGCTTTCTGATATTCAATGCGATAGATACGGCTTTGCGTCAGTTCGTCCGATTGCAAAATCATAATCTTCCGGTTGATATCATTCAGTGCTTCTGTGTACTGCCGTTCAAGTTGCTTCAGAACAGCCTTCTCAGAATCTAGCTGATGCTGTGCGACCTCTTTCTGCCGTTTATTCAACTACACCACCGCCAACAGGTTCATCGATTACAGCGGCATTCAAGGCGTTCTGCGCCATATACGGTTCCGCTTCATCGGGATCAGGCAGCTTGTCTTTGATTTCGTTGTAGTCAATATCAAGCTGTTCGCAAATCAGCTGCACAACAGTTTCGTTGTCAAGCTGTGCGGCAACGTTCAGGATGGTTCCGATTTCCGTCTGTCTGGCCTGTGCCTTCGTCAATTCAATCTGTGCGTTCTCCTGCTCATTTACAGGAACTTCAGGATCAAATACGAAGTAGACATCTTTCTGCTGATAGTCAGTGCCGTCACGGTCATTGATTTCAGCAAGTACAACCTTCAGAAGCTTCCGCATGAACTGCTTCACACGGATGATCAGCTTGTTTGCCTTCAAGCCCAGCAAAGTATATGCCATCTTGATTGCAAGGTTGGTTGTTGCATTGGTGTCCTTCAGACCGGATGTGTTCAGCGCAAAGCCGAAACGGTAGATGTTCTTTTCATCCAGTTCCAACTTTGTTCTTCTTGCTTCGTACGGAATGTCGATTGTCTTGATTTCAACGCCGCCGTCTTCGTCCACACCAACATGCTTCTTTGTCTTCATGTTCATCATCAGTTCATCAAGGTTGTCACCCTGGAAACCCTTGACCACATACAAAGCTTCGTTGGTGTCCTGGATATTGTTCGACAGGCCGCAGGACATCAGGTCATAGTCATCAATCAAGTCCTTGATGGGCTTCAGGCCGCTGACTTGCTTTCTGTTGTTGTCAATACGGAAGAAGGGGATGAAGCCAAAGCCTTCGAAGTATGTGCTGTCATCGCCGTCTTTCTTGTACAGAGTATGAGGACGCGGATTGACTTCAACGCTTTCGTCAAGCTGAATCTTTCCATCGCCTTCCTGGCAATAGAAATATGTCTGCTCCTTATCCCACACCTGAATGCGCTTGATTTTCTTGTTGTCCTTGCCGATGCGCTCAATGTACCAATAGATCACATATTCGCAATGGTCATCGGTATCTTTCGCTCTGACTTCCACAACGCCCAGGCTGTCTGCACACTGGAAGGATGTTCTGTCCTCTTCGTCCTTGTATGCGTACATGTATTCGAAGCCCTTGGCAATGCAGCCTGTCATCGTGTCATACAATTCGGACATGAAGTCTTCATTGTCATTGAAGTATGCATCCAATTCGGCCTGTAGGTCAGGATTGTCAGAGCGGACAAAGCCTTCTTCACCGGAAAGCAGATACTGAACCGTCTGATCCACATTCTCAGTGAAGAAAGGATGGCTGATTTTGATGTTGCTTTTGGTCTTGTCCTCCTGCAACTGTCCATCAGCATTCACAAAGAAAACACGATACCCTTCGATATCGTGTTCCTTGTCATAGTATCGTTGACCGACTTTCGCAAACTGTTTCTTCTTGCTTGCGTCATCGTTGTCAATGAATGTCTTGATTTCCTCAATAGATAGCATTTTCACACCACACTTTGTCACATAATCACACTACAAATTGTTGTAGTTGTTGTACGGGCGTTTTTTCTATTCCGTGTAGCCGTACTTTGCAAGAACAGCCATCACTTCTTCGGTCAGCACCTTCTTCAGCTGTCCGTGAGGAAGCTGCATGATCTGCGACACAATAATGTCAAGGTCATTGGCCTTGTCCTTCTTCTCTGCGATGTTCGCCTTCAGTGCATCCAGTTCTTTTCGCTTCACAGTTCCAACGCTCCCTTCAGTTCTGCAAGGGCTTCTTCTGCTGTGATTTTGCCCATGCGGATTGTCACTCTGCCGTCACGATGGTCAATGATTGCACCGGACACACAGAATTCACCGTGGTTTCTAGTGACGGCTTCGGGCTGTACGGTTTCGCCTGTTTCCTCGTCCACATACGGCTCAAAGGTCTGAACCAAATCCCAATCCACGCCATCGTGGAACAGGGCTTTTGCTTCGTCTGCCGTTGCCGTGATAGTCACTTCTTCTACATCACGATAATCCCACTTAGGATCGCGGCGATAGCCGTTCACCGTTGCAGGCATCATGGTTTCTCCAATTTTTACATATACCATTTCATTATCTCCTTATCCGAGAATGTCAAAGGTGTCAGGGTTAACAACTGCGCTGCTGTCAAGGATGAATGCAGGACGGATACCATATACCGTGGTGCAACTCACAATTCGCTCATCGCCAGTAGCAGTTATCGCACAGGCACTTGCTGTATTACTCTTACTCGGTGAGCGAAGATGCCACGCATTTCCCGTACCGTTAAGATAGGCTTTACGGAGAGCCTTCGGAACGTTAACATTGAAATAATCCAAAACACTGCCGCCGTTTGTTTTATAGTCGCTGGTTGTGTACTTAACTTCGTTACATGACAGCAGGAAGAATTGTGCCGCCAATCCGTTCGCACCTTTAGCCACAGAACCGCCAGAACCAGTTCCGTTGATATACGGAATTTTTACAGATTTAATTCGATTTTTTACTTTGGAATCAAACAGGCCGGCAAACGTACCGTTAAGATATGCGTGAATTGTCGAATCTGCGTATTTGTTACTGTTAGAACTATGCCACGCCCGGTTCTCATAGACATCTTTCATCAGCAGCCATGTTCCTTCGCAAGATGCGTCATATTCGGTTGTGCTTGGTATGCCTTGATGCACAATGATGAATTCCGTTCTCACGCCGTCGACATTTGCATAGAGAGATTGTCCCACCGCAAATTCCGCAGCAGGCGTTCCGCTCACACCAAATCCAACATCATACCCAACTCCGTCAATCAGCGTCCGTCCCTTCTGGATGCTGTAGCCAACACCATCATCAAGGCAGCGTCCTCCGGTGATTTCATATCCAACTCCGTCAATCAGGGTTTTGTGTCCCATATTGCCGCCCCCTTATCCTCGCACCCAGAAGATTTCACCATTGACCGTTGGCGTTGCTTCCTCAGAAACAATCTTGCTGTTGCGGATCAGCGATGTGCCTGGAGCCTGACCGCTGCTGTTCGCCACAACCTGACCAGCGAATGTGCCTGCGGAGATCATGGACGCAGCGTGTGTGCTAGGATGGGAATATGCACTGGGAATAGTCGGCTTGTTGCTCAGATCATTGTAGCTACCACTCGTTGCAACCGTTGCCAGCCCTGTAATCATACTTGCCGGGTGCGAAGCCGGATGGCTGTATGCACTAGGGATGGTGGGCTTGTTGGTCAAATCGTTATAGCTGCCACTCGTTGCTACTGTTGCCAGACCAGTAATCATGCTGGCAGGATGGGAAGACGGATGCGTGTATGCGCTCGGAATGGTGGGCTTGTTCGTCAGATCATTGTAGTTGCCACTGAAATCGCTCTTGTTGTTCCAGGTGCTTTTTTCAGTGTCCGTTACAGTTCTGTGCGATGCATCACCACTCAGTTCAGCCAATGTTGTCGGAATGTCCGCTGTCTTGGCGTAACCATCAAGGCTTTGATGTGCCGTAAGAAAGCCGCTGTCATTGGTCAGCTGACTTGTTTTCTTCGGAATGTCTGCCGTCTTGGCATAACCTTCAAGGCTTTGATGCTGTGTCAAGAAGTTGCTGTCATTGGTCAACTGGCTTGTCTTCGTTGGGATCGTGGGCTTGCCACTCAGATCGTTGTAGTTGCCGGAAAAACTGGAAGTGCCTGCGCCAATGTTGGCTCTGGCCTGTTGCTTCTCGCTGTCAGACAAGCTTTGTGCCTTGCCGTACTGAACGGCCTTGATGTCAGCCGCTGTTGCAGCCAGGTTGGCAACATTTCTTGTCTGCGGCATAGTTGCGCCTTCTGTTTCAAGCACATCGTAGGTGTCACTGACAGCCTGTTCAATGCGCTCGATTTCGCTTTGAATGCTCATGTCAGTTCCCCCTTAAATTGCCGCAAGTGCCTGTTCAATATCTCCTGTCAGGGACACTGTGCCGCCTGTGGTATATCCGGCAGGAATGGTCACGCTTGTTGCGTTCAAGCCGTCAATGGTCTTGTCCATTGCTCCGTTGTTTGCCATTGTGCCTTCCTTGACGGCTCCGGTTGCATCAACGAAGATGTTGCCATCCAACACAGCCGCCTGTGTAGCAGTGACAGCAGACACATCCTGGTACTTGTCAGGAATAGCCGCAACTTCCACACGGCTGATGACTTTGCCGTCTGTAGGCGTGATCACCTGTGCCGACTTGGTAGGTGTGACGGTTTTGGTTTCAATGACAATCTTGACGGTTCCCGTGCCGCTGTGGAAGCCCTTGGGAATGGTATATGTCAGCGTGGTCACATCAAGCGTCTTGTTGACAGTGCCGTTGTTTGCCATTGTGCCTGCTGTGGTCACGCCCTGTGCGGTCACAAACAGTTTGCCTGTCAGAACATCTTCAGCCGTAGCAGTTACGGAAGAAACGTCCTGGAAGTTATCAGGGATCGGCGCAACAGTTACATCAGACAGGCCGAAATAACCGTTGTCAGGCGTGATTGCCTGCTGGTTCTTTGTGGGCGTGACAGACTTGCTCTGCAAGTTGTAGTTACCACCACCGCCAACACCGGAAACAGTGCCGCTGCCATCGTGATAGCCTGCCGGAATGTTGAAGGTTTCGCCCTCTTTGATCTGTGCGCTGATTGCACCCTGTTTGACAATGCCTTCAATAGCAGATGCCAACTTATCCAGGTTGTCAACGCTAGTTGCAAGGCCAAGTTCTACCAGCTTAGACCGAATTGTGTTTCTGTCGGTCTGAATTCTGGTCAATTCCATTGCAATGCTCATTTTCGTCACCTCTTAAATTGCACTCAATAATGCTTCAATATTGCCCACGGTTGTATGCACTGCCGCAGATGTAATGGGCAACGTATTGTCCTGTTCAACGATATCAGCTGTATTGACGCTCAGAATGCCGTCCTTCAGCGTCAGCGTTTCATCGGTTTCGAATTCCGTTCCCTTGATGGGATTGTCCTTCAAGTATTCCGCAACAGCATCGCCAATGTCGCTGTTCAGCTTGTTCAGTTCTTCCATGATCTGTGCATACACATCATCAGGAGGAGCCGCAGGAACACCGCTGCCGCACAGAATGGATTTCTTTGCGCTGATGTAGGCAGGCGTTGTGGTCTTCAGGTTGCCTGCAAACACACCAATTCTGATTGTGTATGTGTCGGAAATGACAGGGACAGGGCAAGTGTTGCCTTCGAACATCACATCGTAATGTGTGCCGTTGCCATGCACGAATCTTGCTGTCTTCTTGTCATATTCGTTCCATTCGTCATCGAAGTCAAAAACAACAACAAAATCACTGTTGCCGCAGATGTATGTTGCATCCTTTGCGGCAACAGCAATCTTGTCCCTTACTTTCACATCGATCACATATTTCATGTTTTCACCCCTTTATTATGTCAGCCATTTGCTGCCCGTGATATATTTCTCCAGGGCATAGCGCATTGCGTCCATCAAATGGTTGAAGTCATCAATTGGGACATTCAGCTTTGTGCCGAACTTGTCTTTGTCCCAAGTGTAGTTGCTGATTTCTGTGATGAAATTGACGCAGCGCGGATGGATGATGATTTCAAGGTCTTGTATCCACTGAACACCATTCTTCACGCTGTCCTTGCCCTTTGCCGCACCCTTCACACGAAGGCCAAGGGATTTCAACTCGTCAATGGATTTCGGCTCTGCTGAATCTGCTGTGATTCGCTCTTTGCCGTATCCCATCTCATTGATCCTGTCGGCAATCTTCTTGTTCGACAGGCCTTTTTCATACATTTCATCAAACACAAACAAACGCTTTCCCTTTTGGTCAAGCAGACCGCAGAAAAGCGTTGACGGATCGTTCGTGTAACCGAAGTCAAGACCGAAGGCAGATATAACGCCGGGTCTGCTCCGTATTTCATCAATGTCGAAGGCCTGTTCTTTCCAATTCTCATAGACAAGGCCGTCAACAATACCCCAACCACCAAGGCCTGCAACGGCATAACGTCTGGGATTGCGTTTCTTCATGTCTTCGAAGACCTTGATGTCAGCTGCGTCAAGGAATTCGTTGCACATGTAGTTTGTAGTCAGTGCCAGTGTTTCATCATCAGGATCATCAAAGAACCGCTTCTTCAACCAATGGTGTTCGTTCCAAGGATTGAATGTGATTGTCCACTGCTTGAACAATCCGGAACCTTCCGGCACACCACCACGGATGGATTCATCAAGGATGTTGAAGTCATCTTCGTTCATAACTTCATATGCTTCTTCAAGCCATGCCCAACAGAGAACGCCCACATCAACCGTGATGGACGTTACCTTCAACGGGTCATCCAATCCACGGAAGTATATCTTTTGGCCTGTAGGCTTGTATGTGGCTTCCAAGGGGCTTTCCTTGAACTCCCACCACGCATCTACCTTCAGGCGATGCACAGCCCATTTCAGTTCTGTGAAGCAGCTATCCTTCAGCGTCCGGAATGTCTTTCTGACAACCAATGTGTTCGCCTGCGGATACTTCATCATGTTCACGATGTACCACAAGGCTGTTGTCTTTGACTTCTTGGATGCACGGGAACCTTTGCAGACACGGTATCTGCCTTTGTATCGCCAGAATGTGCCGTATCCCTTGCCGACTAGATCAGGCAGATGGATTTTGACTACTTCGTTAGTCTTCAAGGCCATCATCACCACCTATCACAATAGGCGTGACATCCAGCTTCATATTGTCCTTGAACAAGCTGTACCGCTTGCCAAGCAGTTCTGCTGCCTTCAGCCTGTCCTTTGGGCAAACATCTCTTGTGACGGTTGTTGCCCTGGACACGCCTTCGCCGCAACCTTCCACAACAACCATTTCTTCATAGCCTTCGCCACGCAGAACGGAAGTCAAATACTGCAACACTTCGTCCTGATCCGCAATCAAGCTTTTTTCCTTTTCAGCCATCCTTGCGTCTATATAATTCTTGATGTCTAGCTTTGTTAGGTTTTCCGCTCCAATTGCTCTTGCTGTATTTTTCGAATATCCGGCTCTGATTGCGGCCTGTGTCGCATTCAAATCGATCAGATATTCGTCACAGAAGCGTTGCTGCTTCGCGGTCAACTTCTTTTCGCTCACAATCATCACCTTCTTTCGTATGAGCATATAAAAAAGCCTGACAGGGCGTGGAGGTGAACTCCTGTCAGGCTGAAGCGTGTATCGTTATTATCGCACTATAATAATATCATAGGATTTGCATGAAATGTTCTGAAAAAAGCTGAAAAACTATGAAAAATTCTGCTGTTTTTTGATTATTTCTTCCACAGCTTGCAATGCTCTTCCGTGGATATAACACACATTCCTGTATGTCATGTGCATATCATAGGCAATCTCTTCCCATGTCATATAAAGCACATATCGCTTGTGAAGGACGGCAACATGGTCAGGATCATTCAGCTGTTCCAAGATTGCGCTGATCTGATTCTTTCTGTCAATCAGATTGTCGATTGCCTTGTTCACTTCGTTTTCCAGGTCAACAATCTTCGCAACAGTATCGCCTAGCTTATCCTTCGATCCGGAGCCGGAAACAACATCGTCTTT